GTGCCGCCATGCGGTCATAACCGGTGATCGTGAGACACAGGTTGCCGCTATTCTCTACGCCGTCAGAGGGGACGTAAAACACGCCTTTCGGGATGTATACAGTTCCGCCGTCTCCGGGGAGAATGACTCCGACAGAAGGGGCGAAATACGCCCCATTTAGGGGGAGCGCGGGAGTTTGCTTATAAATCGTCACTTTGCATTGCGAGGAAAAAGACGCTCCGATCGTCACACCGTCCGATGATCCGCACTGTTCAGTAACCACGATCTCCTGAATTTCAGAAGCGGCAAGCTCACTGACACCGTTAAATGTGATTTTACTAGTGATACTTCTTCCCGGCGATTTACACGCTTCATGGAAGGATTCTGTCACAGTGTACATGGCGCTTCACCTTTCAATAAAATTCATGGATAGACTATTCCACAGATAGACCCCATTGATAAGACTATACATAGGAGCAGTCCGGTCGCCCACATAAGCAGTCATGCTTCGAGTTTCTCCGGTCAGCGCATCAGGATATGCAACCGTGAAAAAGGTATCCGTGACGGCGTTCAGCAAAGTAGACATATCCGCCGCAGTCATTGGAGGCCACGAGAGAGTTAGTTTCCTTTTTACTGCAACTCGATCTCGAAATAGGTCGCCATTCTGATTTCGACCCGTCCCGTCAGCGTCAATGTCTTGAATACTCCATGACAACTGAGCAGGGTCAGGCAGAGGGACAGAAGTCCCGTCTGCCTTTGTGATTGTAAGAATTGCCATAATTTCTCCTTACGCCAACAGTGGGCTAAATCCGGTTGCGCGGATAGCGGCATTGTTTTCGTCAACCATTTGCCTAAACAATTCTTTACCGTTCATCTGCACAATTACAGTGATCGGGCGACTGTTGCTCGAATTCGTTTCACTGCTTGCTCTCTGCACTGCCTCGTACACACCTTGCGATACAGATTCGACAATCTGATCGTTGTTCGCTACAGCCGTCTTTCCTCCAATGCGTCCAACCATCTCAGCCCCTGCTTCACGCGCGATAAAGAGCTGTCCTTCATCCACAAAACCGCCATTAGCCAATCTTGGGATACTGACATAAGAGATGGTACTAATACCTCCGCCAACGATACTCAGTACCGAATTGACTTTCCTGATAAAATTATTCAGCGGCCAGATAATGCCATTGAGCATTCGTTCCAGCAAACTAATCGCGCCATTTACCAACGCTCTAAAGGCTGAATTGATAGCGTCAACCACATTCGACTGGAACCACCCGCCGACTCCCGCGAATACGCCAGCGATTTTGTCCCAAAGCGAAACAAAAAATCCACCGACCGATGAGCACATCGACCTGAATGCTGTTTGCACTGGGGTGATAATTTTGTTTTTAAACCAATCCGTCACAACGCCCCACTCAGCTTTGACCTTCGTCCATGAGGTCGTAAAAGAAGCAGCGATTTTAGTTCCGAGCGTTGAAAAGAAAGTATCGACCGGAGTGATTACTTTGGTGTTAAACCAATCACCTACGGTTGACCACAGTGCGCAAATGGAATTCCAAGCATTCGTGAAGAACTGGGCGATGTCCGTGCAAAGATTACTGAAAAAGGTAGAAATACCGTTAACAATGTTGGGAATCAGAGTTCCAAGAAGAGTACCACCCAGATTTGTGATTCCCTCGATGACACCGGAAACCCAACCCGTGAATCCATTTACAAGTCCATCGATCACACCTGAAAAGATTTTAGAAATACCGGAACCGAAAGTGGCAAAGGATTTCTTAACCAAATCCAAATCACCAGTAAATACACCTTTTAAAAATTGTGCGAATCCCGTGAATACTTCCACGACGCCTGTCACCGCAGTGATTACGCCGTCCAGCACGCCAACCAGACCGTTAAATAACCCGATTAAAGAACTTCCGACAACTGTGATTACTACTTCGCCGATGAAGTTCATGAGGCTACCGATAGTAGATTTCAGGCCATTCCAAAAGCCGTCAACCCAACCGAGTTTTTCACCTAACTGATTCAGTTTGTCGTTGAGCGCCTGCAAGCGTTCTCCAACTTTCAGCTTTCCAAAGGTGTTTGCCACTGCCGATTTAATGTCGTTCCATCTCTCAATAAGAACTTTGAGAGTAGCAATGACTACTACCAAAATTGCAACAGCAGGAGCCGCAACCTTGGCAACCATCCCAAGTACAGACAAAAATCCTTTTACTCCGCCGCCAGCCGCGTTAAATTGTAAGGCAACTCCCGCGATACAACTTGCGAGTTTTGAAAGGATCGCTTGACCTGCGCCCGAACTAGCAAACGTGGCAAACCCCGCTTGCAACGTAGCAACTGCGGCAGTAACCCTTTTCCCGATTTTCCAACCTGTGAATGCCGCCCCGATTGCCAGAGCGATCACCAAAAGTGGTTTTAGTTTATCTTTGATCTCATCAACACGAGTTTCTACCGCATCGCCGAGAAAGTCATAGGTGGGGAGATCGAAGTCAAATCCACCTCCGCCAGCACCGCCAGCACCGCCACCGCCCGATCCGCCATTGCTGGCCGAGGGAAGTACATTCAACTCGTCAAATCCGGCGATGTATTTCTTCAACTCTTTAGCCGACCCGGCAGCGCTGCCGAGATTATCTGCCACCGCTCCCGTGCCGGATGCGAGTTTCCCAACGCTTGAATAATCAACATCGGTCAAAGTAAAACCGAGAAGATTTGCGATAGCGTTTGCAATCTCTCGAATAGCTTTAACTACGGCAATCGCATAAGGAAGGATAGCGTTTAGAGCCGGAATGAAGATGTTGCCGATTGCCCGCGATGCCTGTGTAAGCTGTGCCTGCAAGATACGAAGCTGGTTTGCGGGAGCTTGCAGTGTTCTAGCCATATCGCCCTGAGCGCTCGTTACCTGAGTCATAATGGCGTAGTATCTCAGCTCGGCCTTTTCCGCCTGCGTCATGTTTGCAACGCTTTCCTTGATACCAAGGTTAAGTGCTATTTGCTGTAACTCTGCTTGCGATAAATCGTAGCCCAAGCGCCGCAGAGGTTCCAACTCGCCTGCAATACCAGACTGTAACTTCTGCATAGCGTCTTCGATAGGAATATTTGCATACGAAGAAAGGTCATAACCTAACTGCGTCAGGTTTTTGCTCATGAGCTGCGCTCGTTCCGCCGTATCACCAAAGCCGGTTAGCAGCGTATTGAAAATACCCTGATTGCGGAGCCACTGTGCAGGGTCAATACCCATGACATCGGATACCTTTTCCGCATATTCTTTTGCTTCATCTGCATACTGCCCCAAGGCGACTGTGAACAGGTTCAGGTCTTCTTGGTACTTATTAGACTCCGTGACCGCCTGTGCAATGAAATGACTGATTTTGCGGAAAGCGACTGCGGCAGTAGCAACGTTCAACGCTTTCAATCCGCTCGTGAACTTCCCGGTAGTGGGGGTCGCCTTACTAATCGAAGCGTTGTATTTTTCCGTGCTGGTAATCAGCTTTTGGATTTTGGACGGGAACGCCGAAAAACCGTTGGACACCTGCTGCATTTCATCGGCAAAAGGCTTCATGGCGGCGGCAAGAGCGGTCATCTGCTGCGTGAACTTGTCAATGTCCGCCGCTTTCAAATCCTCGATCACCTGCGGCAGCTTGGAAAGCTGATTGATAAAGGTGGTCATATTAGCCTTACCCAACTCGGAGAGAGGGCGTAAACCGTTGGCGAGGGAAGTCAGCTTATCACCGTCCGTCCATTTCAGGCCAGCAAGGGCAGTGTTGATTGCCGTTAGCTGGTTAGCGATGGAGGAAGAAATCTTCACATTTCCAACCCTGCTCAGAGCGGTCAGCGCATTGGCAAGCCGGGTGATCTTCTGCGAAGCGTCACCGCTGTTCAATCCTTTTAGAGAATTGGAAAGCTCCCGAATACCCTGAGCGGTCTTGCTCAGACCCGTTGCGCCGCCGTTGGTAGCGGTTTTCAAACGATTGAGCGTGTTAATCAGGTTTTGAAGTCCTGCGACCGCCTGAGTACTGTCATTGACGATCTGAAACTCCAACCCCTGAATCTCCACATTGTCAGCCATTCATGTCACCGCCTTTCTCTTGAAATTTCTTATTGACCGACACCATAAAGGCTTCCATGTAGGCTTTCGCCTTTTCGTCATGTTCCTCTTGGATGGTTTTTCGTTTCTTGGTATTCGACTGCCCGAACAGTTCATACGGGCTATCACGATATGGAACAGGTTTCGTTCCTTTTTTCGCAAGGGAATGAAAAACCGGAGACGCATCAATGAGAGCCTCATAAACATATGCACCTTGAAGCCACGCCTCTTGGTTTTGCAAATCTTGTTTAATTCGTGCCGCCCTTCTGTAATATTTCACCAAATCACAGTCCTGCTCCCAAAATTGTTCGTAGGACATACCAATGGCGAGGTAATACGGAAAAACTTCGTAGAATTTTCCTGTGTAAGCAAAAAGGGCGGCTGGGCGTTGATCGCCGCCGCCCCCCTCGTTATCGGAAAGGCGGTCGCTTACCAACCGGCTTTCCAGCTCAGGTTTCCCTCGTTATCCTCCTGCTGCTCCGGGTCGTCCAGAAGACTCAGCAGAGGTTCGTTATACATCTCCACCAGAGCGGAGATCAGCTCGTCCTTATGAGTCAGGCGAGCATAAATGTTGTCGATCACATCCCGCTTCACAAAGCGATGGTGAGCGAGAAACGCACCTGCAAACAGCGCCGGGAGCATAGTCATCGGTTTGCGTTCCACTTCTTCGGCAACAAAGCCGCTTTTCTCCATCATCTCGACGGACTTGCGGGTATATTCCAGCGTGTAGGTGACGCCGGTAGTAGGGTCATTGATGGTCAACTGCTTTGCCATGACGAATCCTCCTTGTCAATATGGCGATTAGTGGCGTCTCAGGTCGCCGAAAAAGTGATGGGGGTAGAC